ACCGAACTATTTAGCGACTGCGGCGTTAATGTTTCCTGCGTCGAACAGTTTTTAGGGTTCAAGCATTATATCAATTATTATAAACTAAACAACCATAAGGACTGGATGATGCTTGACCGAGCAAAAAAGCGGATTATAAAATATACTGGCAGCGCTGAGTTTTACGGAGAGTTAGAAAGTGACGCCGATTTTGCATTGATTTTTACGCTTCCGCCTGAAGAATGGTTCACGATTAAATACGAGAATACGCCAGTAAACGCAAAATCAAAAAGCGGCGATTTTTTAATCGGATGGACGGTTGACGGTAAGCCGCTTATTTTAAACATTTTTGAAACAAGGTCAATTCTAATTGCGGGATCTTCTGGAGGCGGTAAAAGCTCGCTAATGAATTGTATCATTGACAGCTTGCATCGGTCAACCTCAAATTTGATTTTGGACTTTATCGACTTGAAACAAGTTGAATTCAGCTTTTATAATTATTTCCCTGAAACGCAATATAAAGTATCAACGACAAAAAGAGAAGCGGCGCTATTGCTTGAAGATGTGAAAGAGGAAATACAAAAACGATATGCAGAAATGGAAAGTAAAGGACTGCAAAAAGCAACCGCCGAGGATTTCCCATTACACGTCATTTTTATTGACGAATACGCAACGCTTGACGCCGCAGCAGGTACACGGATTAACTCCCTTGTTAGCTATATAACCGCCGTAGGCAGGGCGTGTAATGTGTTTATGGTCATTGCAACGCAACACCCAAAAAACAATGTGATTGATAATACAATTCGGGCAAACTGTTTATCAAAAATTGTTTTAGCGTGTGCAAACGTGGCACAAAGCAATACCATATGCGGACAGAAAATCGGCGTTGAGCTACTCGGCAAGGGCGACGGGTACGCAATTCTCGACGGAGTGGTTAAGCCCATACGGTTTCAAGCTCCGCTATACGATGACGAGACGAGAAAAGCACTTTATAAAATAGTACCTTAATTAAAATGAGCGACTGAGGAATCAGCCGCTTATTTTTTTACTATGTTTAAAATATTCAATGTGAGCCGATATAAGCGACTTTGCTTTGAGTAGTTTATTTAAATAAAAAAGCAGAGAAGCAAAACTCGCTTCTCTGTCTTGGTGGAGACGGACGGGATCGAACCGTTGACCTCTTGAATGCCATTCACAAAAATAAAAGGTAAAAAACGTTGATATTACGTCGTTTGTGGCTTTTTTTGACTGACACAATGACTGACATCAACCTTGATTGTCGAGAAAACTGTTAAGTTTATCGATATTTTTATTCTTGAATTGCGAATCAAGATGAGTGTAAATATCAAGTGTGGTTTGTATTTTTGAGTGCCCCAGCAGCTCTTTTGCGGTAAGCACATCGACACCGGCATGGTATAGGATCGTAGCGTATGTGTGCCGCAGCCAGTGCGGTGTAAAGTCAGGCATCAGCGGATTAGCTTTCTGCAAAGCACAGATATAAGACTGCCACATTCTACGCCATGTAGTTAAGCTCATATATGTACCTTTTGGGGTGCAGCATACAATATCAGACTTGGCTTTGGTCTTACACTCTTTTAAATACCCGGAGAGGGCAGAGGGGATATTTACAATTCTAACTGAGCTTTTAGTTTTGGCGCCATCTTTAATGTTAATCTGATTAGTTATGATTTCGGCACTTTTATTTATTGATATAATACGATTATCAAGGTCAATATCATTCCACGTTAAGGCGAGGAGCTCGCCGCGCCTTAAACCGGCATACATCATTATCATTGCCGATAATTTACACGGGTGTTCAACGGCAAGAATTGTTTTGCGCTCGGATTCGTTCAAGGCTCGTCTTTTTTGTGAGGTTTTGTCTTTTGGCAAGAAAACTGATATTGCAAAATTAAAGTCTGTCAAACGGGCTGAGATTGCATAATTTGCAACCTGTAACGCTGTCGATTTAATGGCAATAAGCGTTCGGTGACTGCTCGGCTTTCCCGTATTTGGATTCATCTTTGCGAAACGGTCAATTATTTCCTGTAAATCACTGGGAACAAGTCGGCGGATGTCTTTATTGCCGATATATTGATTGATATGTTTAAGACACGACCTGTATTGCACGACCTGAGAACGGCATACGGCGTTTTCTTTTGTTTTAAGCCAGCGTTCCGCAATTTCGGAAAAAGTTAATGTCTCGGATATGTCAAGCCCTTTTTCCAAAGCTCGCCGCACTTCATCGGCTTTTCGGTCAGCTTCTTTCTGCGTTTTGCCATACACGCTCTTGTATTTTCGTTTTCCGTCGACCGTACCGAGATATACTTGTACGGCAATTCGACCGTCAGCTCGTGTTACGTTTGATTTTCTTGGCATAAAAATAACCGTCCTTTCAAAAAAATGGTTGCAAAAACCTGAGAAAGGCGGTATAATGTCGCCACAGCCTTTCTTTTGGTGGTTCGAGAGATTGGATGTATTGCCGTTTGGTGTGCCAGCACCGGGCGGCGTTTTTTGTTTATTTATGGTGGATAGTATGTTCCTAATCCATGACGGCATCCCTCATGAAACAGACCTTGTGCCATTGCCTCAGATAGCAACATATAATTTCCATCTTTTCTTGTGCCGCCTGAATATACATCATCAATTAGAATTTTATTCTCAAATTTTTTGCATATATCACACGAACCCCCATGGCGAGAAACTATAACAAGATGTTCGCCGAGTTGTTTCCTTAACTTGCCGTCTCTTGCGAGAGCTTGAGTGGCAGATACTTTATTATAGCCTGATGTGCCAATACTTTTTGACGTGGTATGCAAGGGCTTTACGACTTTGAGTTCTTTAGAAACATTTTCAAAATCCGTAGACAAAGTATCAAGGGCGATTTTCACAATCTCTGCACAAACATATACGTCTGCTTCTGCACGGTGCAGTGATGATGTGTCAAAATCTAAAGATTTAGCGATCGTACCGAGCTTATAATCGGGAAGGTCGGGAAACAGTTTCTTTGATATAGACATGGTATCAATGTAATTGTATTGAACGACTTTTCCTTGCCGTTGTGCGGCGATTTCAAGAAATCCTATATCAAAGTTAACATTGTGACCTATTACTATGCTATCTCCGATAAAGTCAATCAAATTTGGAATAGCAACGTCGGCTTTCGGAGCTGATTTTACCATTTTATTAGTGATATGGTTTACAGCTGTTGATTCGGGAGGAATACGAAGCAACGGTTTAACCAAAGTGACGTATTTCTCTTTTTCAATGCCATTTTCAAATCTTATAGCAGCAATTTCAATTATGCTGTCAAAAACTTTATCTAATCCGGTAGTTTCAAAGTCGAGGATTACAAAGTCTTTTTGGCAAACGTCATACCATTTGCGGGTAAAGATACTTACAATCTTTGAACGCTTGTCGTAAGAAACATTTTTCAACTTGTCAATTTTGCTTATGTATTTGTATGAAGAGTTTGCACTCGTCGGATCTATATATCCGTTTTTTGAAACATTTCCGCTCTTTTTGCTCTTTGCAATGCCTATTGCAACCCCAATAATGACGAGTATAATCAATAAATACATAAAATCGTCCTTCCCTGATTTTTAGCGCACACTTTTAATTACCAATACTTACCTGTAGATTTTACACTTTGCCTCACTTAAAATTTTAAGTGAGGTGATTTTATATGAATTATAAAGACTATCAAAATGCAAGAGACTCGGTATGGCAGTTGTTGATTGATTTAGGCATTTCGGAATTGCCAATCAACACCGTCAAGCTCGGCGCCGAGCTTGGAATCAAGCTACATTACTACGAGCCGACCGATGAAAGCGACGGCATGAGCTGCTACATTAACGGCGTGCCGCACATTTTCGTAAGCTCTGCTGTTTCACCTGAGCGGCGAAGGTTTACTGCTGCTCACGAGATCGGACACGTTATTCTCGGTCACGTCGGGAAGTTTGAGCTTGTAAACCGAGAGCCGTCACCGGACGATAATCCGGTCGAGCAGGCAGCGAATGTTTTTGCAAGCCGTCTGTTAGCTCCCGCCTGCGTGCTGTGGGGGTGCAATGTTCGGACCGCCGAGCAAATACAAGAGCTTTGCCAGATCAGCCGAACCGCCGCAGAATACAGAGTGGAAAGAATGAACGAGCTTTACAAACGCAATCGCTTTCTGATATCTCCGCTTGAGCAGAAAGTCTACTCACAATTTGAAATCTTTATAAAACAAAACAAATTTTAACCGTCCTCAAGAGGAACTTCGGGTAAATTTTCGAGCTCCTCGAGCTGGCTGTCCGTGACTACAAGTGGAGAGTTATCTCCGTTGCGGGCGGCTTTTTCTATTATATAAAGCTTTTCCCCCGGCTCAATACCGAGAAGCTTATCAACCGACTTTTGCATATCCGGGTGGTTACGATATGCAAAAATGACTTTCTTTTCATGCTCTGAAAAAATAGCGGCTTCTTTATCTTTTATTCCACGTAAAGTATTTATGTCGACATTGAAATAATCGGCAATTAGTTCCTCAGTTTCAAAATCCGGTTCTCTTTTACCGTTTTCGTACATACTAATAGTGGATTTAGCGAGCTTTAACTCATCGGCGAGCTCTTGCTGAGTAAGTCCACACTTTTTTCGGAGTCCTTTTAACACTTTAGAAAACATATTACGACCGCCCTTTCGAGCACATGATAACACGAAACGTGAAAAAAGTCAATAATATTTGCAAAAAAATTCACAAAATGTGTTGACAAAAGAAAAAAGATGTGATATAAAATAAGTACACGATATGTGAACACATTGGAGGTGACAATATGAGTGACAAGAAAGTAATCGGTACAAGACTTAGAAATTTGCGAGGAAATATCCCATCAGCAAAGGTGTGCGAAGAAATTGGTATAAGCCGTTCGGCACTCACTATGTATGAAACGGGGCAAAGAGTACCAAGAGATGAAATAAAGGTTGCTTTAGCTCGATGTTATAACACAACGGTAGAAGCTATTTTTTTTACAGAATAAGTTCACACTTTGTGTACAAATTTCCGCCATCGTACCGGGTGCAGGTAACACACTACAAACATGAGGTGATAACTTGAAGTTTGAAATCAAAACGGTTGAGGTAGCAGACAATGCCGTACAAACTCGTATTTTTATTGACGGCGTAGACGTTACCAATCGCATTAAGAAATTCACATTGAAGAAAGACGGCTCACCGTTGGAATTGTCTTTAACCATTTTAGGCGATATTGATGTTTCAATAGGCAGTTTTGAAATGGGTAACATCAAAAATATTGATTCAATACAGTCTGAATATCAATATACTTTGAAAGAAAAGACACGATCAGAGCCAAGACGGAAACGATTGTTGAAAAGATTGAAAGAAACAGTTGTGCATTACTTTTAAACTCAGGGTGCTTGTTTTCTATGAACTCAATACCCTTGTAACGAATAAAAGGTTCTGATAAATCAAAAGATGCGTTACCTGCTTCGCTTCGGCTATATGTTATTCCACCAATATATCCACGGTCAATACACTCACAAAGCTGTTCGGGATTATTAGTGCAATGTTCGGTCAAAGGTTGCTTATCAATAACGCACTTGATTATTTCACGCATCTTTTTTTCAAATTTTCTCGTATTTTTCTTCATTATAATCAACTTCCTTTCGGGGTGATTATAGCACAAAACAAGGAAGAATTACAACAGAGTGAAAGCGATTCACATGATTAAACAGGAGGTGTGAGATGAAACCAAGAGAAAAGATTATTAACCGTCGCAAGGAAAAGGGATTGACGTCGAAAAGGGTATCAGAGCTTATCGGCATTACTCAAGGCGGTTACAGTCACATTGAATCAGGCAGTCGTAATCTGACTGTGCCGGTCGCAAAAAAGCTTGCAAAGGTGCTTGATATGCACTGGACAGAATTCTTTGAGGACTGATTCGACAAAACGAAAATAATTCACATTATCAAGGAGTGTCAATTATGAAAAATGGTAATCACACTCAGAACGGCAATACAACCTTTATGAACCACCAAATAAAAATGAGGAGGTGAGAGTATGGCAGTAAGATGTAAATCCCCGGTGTATCGACCCGTAAAGTTTTCGGAGTACGGAGATATTCTCACGGCACAGGAAGCGGCTCAAATTTTACATTGCACGTCCGATAACGTCAATTATCTTTGCCGAAAAGGCGAAATGCCCGGTGCTGCCAAGTTCGGCAGTTCATGGAGAATACCCAAACAAGCAATAATGGATCGCTTCGGCGATTTCTTTGGAAAGGAGGGATAAGCAATGGATTTGTTTTTCTGGATATTTTTTGCGGGCTTTTTCGGAAGTCTGTTCACGGCGGCTTTTTTCTTCGGCGGATATCAGGCAATCAAGGACAGGCTTTACAACATCAACGCCGAACGAGATGTCGAGATCGTCAGGCTTGCAAAGAAGCTTGACACTGCCAACATGAAGAACCGCCGCTATCAGGTCGAGCTTGAAAAGTTGTACAGAGAACAGCGCCAGGCACACTTTGAAGCCAACGCAGAAAATGTCCTGATAAAGGAAAAGAACCCGCCCAGCAGCGCAACTGAACGAGTTCTAAGGAAGTGAATATGTGTCACTATTCGCTTTCATTATACCACAACATTTTAATTTGTCAATGAAAGGATTTTATGAAATGAGCGAAACAATAAAAAGCTATAAAGGCTTTGACAAAGATCTGAAATGCCGAGGCTTTCAGTACGAAATCGGCAAAGAGTACGAAGAACCTGAAGCCGATGTCTGTCGTGCAGGTTTTCACGCCTGCGAACGTCCGCTTGATGTGTTCAATCATTACTGCCCTGTAAACAGTAGATTTTGCGAGGTAGAGCAAAGCGGAGAGCTGTCACGGGATACAGACGATAGCAAAGTGGCGTCCACTAAAATCAAAATAGGCGCCGAGATAGGCGTTCCGGGTTTAGTCAAAGCTCAAATTGAGTGGGTCAAGGCTCATACCACTACGGAGCATACCGACCTAGAGAGAGCAACAGCAGGCAGTTATGGAGCTGCAACAGCAGGCAGTTATGGAGCTGCAACAGCGAGAGGAAAAGCGTCCGTAGGGGAAAACGGGTTAGCTGTTGCGAGAGGTAACAACGTCAGAGTCAAGGGCGGCCTCGGTGCAGTCCTTGTTATCGCAGAAGAAAACGAGTCTGATTATGATATTAAAGATTGGGCGGCCGTTTTAGTTGACGGCGAAACAATCAAAGCAGATACATTCTATATGCTCAAAAACGGTGAGTTCGTGGAGACGGAATAACTTTCACTTACCGTCAAAATATTAAATTTAAAGGAGATTTTTACAATGCTTGAAATGAACATAACAATTACAGCCGCAGGACTTGAGGCAGCAATCAACAACCTTGCAGCCGCTATCGGTGGAAATGCCGCTGCGAATAAAGCGGAAACAACAGCGATGACAACTGATCAGACTACACCGACTGCATCGTCGATACCCGTTGTTCCTACTATGCCTGCACCTCCTGCGGTGCAGCCCTCTGTACCTGTAAACCCGACGCCGATTCCGACATCTGCGCCTCAGTACACATTTGATATGATTTCAACCGCAGGTTCGGCACTCATCGATGCCGGAAAGATAGATCAGCTTGTGATGTTGCTCGGCAAATTCGGCGTGCAGAGCTTGACCGATCTCAGTCCCGAAAGCTACGGAGCGGTTGCAAATGAGCTCCGTGCGCTCGGTGCAAAGATCTAACGGAGGTTGGCTGTAATGGACAGAATAGAACTCAAGGTGTACAAGCCTAAAGCAAAAGAGGAACGCCGATGTGTTCAGATCAGCGGCGAGGCGGACGCAATTCTGCGCCGCTTATGCAGAGCAACAGGGCTTTCAAACGGATACATCGTATCGCAGATGATTATACAGGGTGAAAAGCTCGTTGATATCGTGGAGGTGACCGAATAATGCCTACACCTGAAGTACATGCACTGCTTTCCGCTTCATCTGCTTCAAGGTGGCTGCGTTGCACGGCGGCACCTCGCTTTGAAGCACAATTCCCCGAAAGTACGTCCGAATATGCAGAAGAGGGAAGATTGGCGCACGCTATATGTGAGCTTAAAGTAATCAAGCACTTTACTGTTACAATAAAGCCCAGCACTTTCAGATCTCGACTTAAAAAGTTGAAAGAAAATCCGCTTTATCGGGATGAGATGGACAAGACATCTGATTTGTACTTGGAACATCTCGCCGAAAAGGCTATGCAATATAACACGAAGCCGAATGTTGCAGCAGAAGTAAAAGTCGATTTTTCGGAATATGTACCCGAGGGTTTCGGCACATGTGATTGCATTATGATCGGCGGCGATACGCTGAGTATTACCGACTATAAACACGGTAAGGGTGTTCCTGTTTCTGCCGAAAACAATCCGCAAATGAGACTGTACGCCCTCGGAGCCTTAAAGCGGTATAAACCCGTTTACGGCGACAGTATCAAAAAGGTTTGTATGACGATAGATCAGCCGCGAATTCAGTCCGAGCCCGACAGTGAGACAATAACGGTTGAAGAATTACTCGCTTGGGGCGAGAGCATTAAGCCGACAGCGGCGAAAGCGTATATGGGCCTCGGTGAATTCATGCCCGGTGAACATTGCCGCTTTTGCAGAGGCAAGGCAAAATGTAAAGCCCGTGCCGATCAGAACACAGCACTGGAAGAATTCAAAAACTGCACACCGCAGAATAAGGCTAATGCGGACGGTGACAATGTCCTTTCCGATGCCGAAATCGGTGATTTACTTATAAGAGGTCAGGAGCTTGTAAAGTGGTACAAAGACCTTGAAGAATATGCACTCGGAACCATTCTTGACGGTGGTTCGATACCAGGTTGGAAGGCTGTCGCAGGCAGAAGCAACCGAACCTTTACCGATACCGATGCGGCGTTTAATGCCGCAATGGCGGCAGGATATGACAAGTCGCTTTTGTATGACCTCAAGCCGAAAACGCTCACCGAGCTTGAAAAGCTCATGGGAAAAGCGGAGTTTGCGGATAAGCTCGGCAGTTTTGTTGTAAAACCGCTTGGCAAACCGACGCTTGCTTTGTTCAGCGATAAGAGAGAGGCGTACAATCCCGCTGTTTCGGATTTTGCAGAGGTGACGGAAAATGGCTGAGGTTATACATTTTCGAGACGGTAGTTCAGAGGCGGTTCTTACGGACAAGCCCGCCTTTATTGAAAGATGTATCCGTGAAAAACTCGGAAAGGAAGCTGCTGACTTTATTTCGGACTATATCAAAGAATTGTTAGATGAGATCGAGCATTACGAAATCGCATTGCTCGAACCCGAAAGAGCCGCAGACGGATATCTTACCTTATGTCAAGACACTTTGGCTGCGTTGAAAGAGTTAAGGCTTCTCGTATATGAAAGTCGTATTAACAAAATCAAAATACAAAAAGCTGTTGACAGCACTTACAAAAGACTGCAACAAAATTTATAAATAAAAAGGAGACTATATCATGTATCAGAATATTGCAACAAAAGTATTAACAGGAGAGGTCAGACTTTCGTATGCTGCCCTTACAACACCGAGAGCACCGCAGCAGGGCGGTGAACCGAAGTACAGCGTTACGCTGCTTATACCTAAAACAGACGCTGCTACAATTGCAAATATCAACGCTTCAATTAAGGCAGCATATGAGGACGGTGTAAGCAAGAAATGGAGCGGTGCTCACCCTACACCGAAAACTATCTTACATGACGGAGACGGCCTCAGAGAAAACGGTACGCCTTACGGTGACGAATGCAAGGGCCATTATGTTATTACAGCGAGCACAAAGAATAAGCCGCAGGTCGTCGGAATTGACAACATCGAATGCGAGCTTGCTCCGTCGGACATTTACAGCGGTATGTTCGCCCGTGTAACCGTCAATTTCTTTCCGTATAACACCGCAGGCAGTAAAGGCGTCGGCTGCGGTCTCGGTAACGTGCTTAAAACCCGTGACGGTGAGCCTCTTTCGGGCGGTGCTTCGGCGGCAAGTGACTTTGAAGGTCTCGGTCAGTCTTTCAGTGCACAGCAGACAATACCGCAGCCGCAACAGGTAGCTCCCGTATTTCAGCAGGCACCGTATAGCCCCGTGGCACCGCAGCAGGCAGTACCGCAGGCATACGCTGCACCGACACAGCCGCAGAGCCGTCCTGCCGTAAATCCGATAACGGGTCAGGCTTGGTAAATCCAAAAGGAGGTAAAAGGCAATGGATCATCTTAGTATTGATCTTGAGACCTTTTCAAGTGTGCCGATTCAAAAAGCCGGGGCGCAAAAGTATATTCAAAGTCCCGACTTTGAGATTCTTCTCTTTTCTTATTCTCTCAACGGTGCAGAGCCTGTTTGCTGTGATCTTGCACAAGGCGAATCACTCCCGCAATGGGTTATGGACGCTTTGCGTGATCCGCATTGCCTGAAGCATGCATACAATGCACCGTTTGAGTGGGGCTGCCTGTCTAAATTTTTAGGCAGGCAGCTGCCACCGTCACAATGGCGCTGCACAATGTTTCACGGCTTGTATGCAGGCTATACGGCAGGATTGGACGCAACCGGCAGGGCTTTAGGCTTGCCGGAAGACAAGCGCAAACTTAATACGGGTAAATATCTCATACGTTATTTCTGCGTGCCGTGCGCGCCTACGAAAAGCAACGGCGGAAGAACACGCAACTGTCCGTACCATGACCCTGAGCGCTGGGAGCTGTTCAAGGAATACAACAGACAGGACGTAATTACGGAAATGGAAATCGAACGCAGATTATCCGCCGTCGAAATTCCCGATTTTGTTCAAAAAGAATGGGAAACGGATCTGATAATAAACAGCCGAGGTGTTGCGGTTGATATGAATATGGTAAACGGTGCGCTTGAGCTCGGATCGACCGTGCGTAACACACTTATGGAGGAGGCTGTACAGATATCCGGGCTTAGCAATCCTAACAGTGTTGCACAGCTTTCCACTTGGCTTGAATCGGAAACAGGAGAAGAAATATCGGGGCTGCGTAAGGATACAGTGACGAAAATGCTTGCCCGTGATGATAATACACCCGAGGTTCGGCGTATGCTTGAAATCAGGCAGGAACTCGGCAAGACAAGCACGAAGAAGTATGACGCTATTGAACAGGCGGTATGCTCCGACAACCGTGTTCGTGGACTTTTGCAATTTTACGGAGCTAACCGTACAGGTCGTTGGGCGGGTCGTTTGGTGCAGGTTCAAAATCTTCCCCGTACATATACAGAGAATTTGGAGCTTGCGCGTAATCTTGTAAAAGAACGTAAACTTGACAATCTGAAACTTACATACGGAAGCGTGTCCGACACGCTGTCACAGCTGATACGCACGGCTTTTGTTGCCGCTCCCGGTAACGTACTTATTGACGCCGATTTCTCGGCTATCGAAGCTCGTATTATATCGTGGCTTGCAGGGGAGGAGTGGAGGCTTGAGGTTTTCCGCACCCACGGCAAGATATATGAGGCCTCCGCATCTCAGATGTTCGGAGTGCCGATAGAAAAGATTAAAAAGGGAAATCCCGAATACTCGCTCAGACAAAAAGGCAAGGTCGCCGAGCTTGCACTCGGCTATCAGGGCAGTACAGGGGCTCTTATCAATATGGGCGCACTCGATATGGGAATACCCGAAAACGATCTTCCCGATATCGTGAGCCGCTGGCGTGAAGCTAATAAACGCATACGGGATCTATGGTACAAGGTTGATTCCGCTGCCGTGCAGGTTATTGTACAGGGTGGAAGCGTAGGAGTAAACAACCTTATTTTCTCTCACGAATGGGACGCTAATCAGAATACGGATTATCTGACAGTTACGTTGCCAAGTGGCAGAAAACTGTATTACAACGCTCCGCAGATAGGAGAAAATCAATGGGGAAAGCCCTCGATATCGTATATGGGTATGGATCAGACAACAAAGAAGTGGAAGCGCATTGAAACCTACGGCGGAAAACTTGTTGAAAACTGTGTACAGGCGATCGCCCGTGACTGCTTGGCACAGGCAATCGAACATCTCGAAGCGGCAGGGCTGCCCGTGGTGTTTCATATCCACGACGAGGTTGTTATTGATGTTAAACCGTGGGCGGACAGAGACACTATGCTGAATACAGTCGTTAAAATTATGAGCTGTCCCGTTCCGTGGGCTCCGGGACTTCCGCTGAATGCCGACGGCTGGGTTGGTACATTTTTCAAAAAGGATTAAGGAGTGAGCGTTTTGCAGAATGACAGAAAAATCAACATAGCTTCGGGCGCAAGCCGCAGAGCGACACTGTGGACGACACAAGCGCTTATGGTGTCGGAGTTGTGGGAAAGACTGAAGGTTCCCGTAAGAAGTTCGGAAACGCTTGCCGAATATCTTGATATGAAAAAGGCACAGCAGGACGAATTAAAGGATGTCGGCGGATTTGTCGGCGGCAGTCTGAACGGTACACGTCGCAAGGCGAACAACGTTTCGGGACGTGACATCATAACACTTGATCTCGATAATATTCCTGCCGGACACAAGGATGATATACTTCGCCGTGTTGATGCTTTGGGCTGCGGCTACTGCGTTTACAGCACAAGGAAACATCAGCCCTCGGCACCGAGACTTCGTGTGCTGCTGCCGCTTGACAGAACCGTAACGGCGGATGAATACGAACCGCTTGCAAGAAAAGCAGCCGAATACATCGGTCTTGAGTTTGCCGATCCGACAACGTTTGACCCGTGCCGTCTGATGTATTGGCCGAGCTGCTGTTCGGACAGCGAATATGTTTACATTGTCGGAGATAAGCCTTTTATTTCCGCTGACGGACTTCTTGCACAATATGCGGATTGGCACGACGTTAGCAGCTGGCCCGCAATGCCGGGACAGAACAAGTTTACTAAGCTGGCAGTCAAGCAGGGCGATCCCGAAAGCAAAAACGGAGTGGTCGGAGCATTCTGCCGCACATATGACATCAACCGTGCAATGGACGAGCTGCTTCCCGGTATTTATGAACCCGTTGACAATATGCCGGGTAGATATACATATCTCGGGGGCTCGACGACAGGCGGAGCGGTTCTGTACGATAACGGTAAATTCTTATACAGTCACCACGCAACAGACCCTTGCAGCGGACGTCTTGTCAACGCCTTTGACCTTGTACGTTTGCACAAATTCGCCGATAAGGACGACGAAGCAACAGCAGGCGCACCTACAAACCGTTTGCCGTCGTATTCGGCAATGTGTGAATTAGCTTGTGGCTTGCCCGATGTTGCTGCTCTCATTAACAAGGAACGTTATGACAGTGCTATAAAGGACTTCGGGGGCGTAAGTGCCAACGAAAACGACGATACAGATTGGATGATGTTACTCGAAAAGAACGTCCAGACAGGCGCTGTGAAATCTACAATAGATAATGTTCGTATTATTCTTGAACACGATCCGCTGCTTAAAGGTAAGTTTGCATTAAACGAATTTGCTGGCCGTGGTGAGGTTCTCGGTGCGTTGCCGTGGGATAACAGAGACAAACGCCGCTTGTGGGATGATAATGATAATCAGGGACTGTATTGGTATCTTGAGAGAGTGTACAAGATATCAGGCAACGGAAAGGTTGATGGTGCGCTTTCGCTCCATTCAAACGCTCACGCTTTTAACGATGTAAAAAATTATCTCTTAGGACAGAGCAGTAAATGGGACGGCGTTCCCCGTCTCGATACTCTTTTCGTGGATTATCTCGGTGCAAAAGATACGGCATACAACAGAGCCGTAACACGCAAGGCGTTTGTTGCCGCTGTTGCCCGTGCTATGAACCCCGGTTGTAAATATGACAATATGGTTATTCTTTCTGGGCCTCAGGGCATAGGCAAAAGTACCTTGCTTGACAAAATGAGCCGAGGCTGGTTCAACGACAGTATACGCACATTCGAGGGCAAGGAAGCATCGGAACTCTTGCAGGGTGTATGGATCGTTGAGGTGTCCGAGCTTGACGCATTCAGGCGTACAGACGTAAGCAGAATAAAGCAGTTTTTGAGCCTGCGTGCCGACAGGTTCCGTGCGGCTTACGGGCGTAACGTTAAGGAGCTGCCTCGCACTTGTATTTTTTTCGGCACGACGAATACATCGGAGTTTTTGCAGGATACGACGGGTAACCGCCGCTTTTGGCCGATAGACACAGGCGAACAGGAAAACAAGAAAAATGTGTGGCAGGATCTTGAAAATGAAATTGATCAACTGTGGGCAGAAGCATTCACACGTTGGCAGGCGGGCGAATCCTTATATCTTACAGGAGAGATCGCCGAAGCTGCAAAGGAAAAGCAGGAGGAACACCGGGAAGCGTCAAGTCGTGAGGGTATTGTCCGTGAGTTTATGGAGCGTGATATTCCCGATGATTGGAGCAAGTGGACACTTGACAGACGCCGAATGTATTGGGGCGGTGTTGCAATGGGCAGCGACAAAATCCGATTGGTAAAGCGTGATCAAGTATGTGCGCTTGAGGTTTGGTGCGAAGCGTTCGGCGGTAGCATTAAAGATGTGAAGAAATCGGACACAAGAGAGCTGAACAGCATAATAGCAGCGACACCCGGATGGACCAAATTTGCTAATGCAAAGTACATGGGCTGCTACGGAACACAGCGTGGTTTTAAGCGAAAATAATCTTACATTCTCCCTAAAAAATCTTACATTCTATATTACATTTGCAAAAATGGCGGAGAATGTAAGAAAGGTGAAAATAATTCACTGTGAGAATGTAAGACAAATGTAAGGTAAATGTAAGACGAATGTAAGACCGCAAAACCGCTATAAATAAGGATTTATGTCTATTTTCTTACATTCTTACATTTTTTCCTATTGATTACTAAAATAGAGAGAATAGAGAGTAAAAATACTCTCTAATCCGCCTAATGTGACGCATATATACGCGCGCGTGAGAACGCGTAAGAAAATGTTACATTTCATAAGGAAGGAGGCTTTTCGGTGCTTGAAAAAGAAGTCGAAAAATATTTGTGCAGGCAGATAAAAAATGAGTTGTTCGGGTGGGCTTTGAAGTTTGTAAGTCCGGGGCAGAACGGTGTGCCGGACAGGGTTGTTCTTATACCGCAAGGCAGGATCTATTTTGTTGAGACTAAAGCCCCGAACAAAAAACTGCGAAAGCTGCAGGGTTATGTTTGCAATAAAATTCGAGCACTTGGTTTTTCTGTTTTGAGGATAGATACGATCGAGAAGGTAGACGATTTCATAAAGGAGGTGAGGACAGGTGGAATACAGACCGCATAACTATCAGGCGTATTGCATTGACCGAATAGTAAACGATCCCGCGGTAGGATTGTTTCTCCGTCCGGGTCTCGGAAAAACGTCAATCACGCTTTCGGCGATAAATATTCTGAAATATTTCAAGTGGAGTATTTCAAAGGCGTTGGTCGTAGCGCCTAAAAAGGTTGCCGAGGGTACCTGGAGTAAGGAGGCTGACAAGTGGGATCACTTACGACACTTACGGGTTGTGACGGTCCTCGGTTCTGCTGCAAAGCGTATAAGGGCTTTAAATACTACAGCAGACGTTTATGTTATCAACCGTGAAAACATTCCATGGCTGGTGGACTACTATCAACAGGCGTGGCCGTTTGATATGGTGGTGCTTGACGAAAGTACAAGTTTTAAGAATGGCCAAAGCAAACGGTTTAAGGCTATGAAGCTTGTAAGGCGGTTTTGTAAAAAGGTTGTGCTGCTTACGGGCACGCCGTCCTCAAAGGGCCTGATGGACTTATGGGCGCAGATCTATTTGCTTGATGAGGGTGCAAGGCTGGGTAAAAACATCACACAGTTTCGTGCGAGGTATTTTGATGCGAATACGCACGGCGGACATTTTACCGACTACAAGCCAAAGGAAGATGCCGAATCGGCGGTTCTTAACGCAATAAGCGATATATGCGTTTCGATGAAAGCTGAGGATTATTTGGAGTTACCCGATTGCATTGAACACGACGTGCCGATAGTGCTTGACGACAAGACGATGAAAGCATACACGCAGTTTGAACGGGATCTTCTTCTTGAGATCAACGAAGATGTCATTACAGCAGGCACGGCAGGAGTGCTGACAGGCAAGCTGTTACAGTTTTGCAGCGGAGCGGTTTACGACGACGAGCGGCGCACGGTACATATTCATGACTGCAAGATTGAGGCATATATGGAGCTGCTTGAAAGTCTGAACGGCGAACCGTGCATAACGTTTTACGGCTATCAGCACGACAAGGAGCGTATTCTTGAAGCGCTGAAAAAGACAAAACTCCGTGTGCGCGTTTACAAGGGTACCGACGATGAGGACGCATGGAACAGAGGAGAGATTGATGTTCTGCTTGTTCATCCGAGCAGCTGTGCCTATGGATTGAACCTACAAGCGGGCGGCAGACACATTATTTGGTTCACACCAAATTGGAGTTTTGAGCTTAACGATCAGGGCAAATGCAGACTGTGGAGGCAAGGCTCGCCTTATGACAAGGTGTATGTGCATTATCTGATTGTGCAGGGCGGTGTTGATGAGGACGTACTTGCTGCAATACGAGAGCGTGCGGGTACGCACGAAACGGTAATGCAAATTCTAAAAGCAAGAATTAAAAAGGTCAAAAATGAAACTAAGTGTTGAAAGGAAGATTTATTTATGAAGAAAATTATTAAAGTTGCTGCAGTTATGTTTACTATGCTGATTATCGCAGTATCGATTGGCATTACTTTTACGGGTTGCACCGAAGCAGAGCGCGTAAATCACAACTTGAATAAGCAGGCAAACTATTTCGATTGTGAACGCAGGGTAACTGTTTACAACGCCCGAACCGATAAGATTATTCTCTACATTGAGGGCTATATAGATATTTCAAACAATACAACTAACGAGCTTGTTGTAACGGCTAAAACAGGAAACAGCACATACAAAAAGAATTATGTGTATCTGAATGAATACACCTTATATGTGGTTGAAGACATAGGCGGTACACATACAGATCCTTATCATTACAAGGTTTATTTCGATACAAATTTGGTTCCTGATATCGAAGTTAAGTGAGGAGCGTGATTGACAGTGACAGCCAAGGAATATTTGTCGCAGGTCCGCAAGATTGATATTATGATTAACTACAAGCAGAAGCAGCTTGACGATTTACAGCATACGGCGGATTCGGTTACGGCAAATGCAAGCTCTGAGAGGGTTCAGAGTTCAGGAACGCAAGATCGTGTCGGTCAGATTGTCGCCAAAATAGTTGATTTGCAGAATGAAATCAATCGAGACATTGACCGATTGGTTGACGTTAAACGTGAGGTAATGACAGTCGTGGATCAGCTTGACCCTACTTGTATTGAGCTCCTCACAAAGCGGTATTTTGATTTTAAAACATGGGAACAGATCGCCGCAGAGATGGGCTATTCGTATCAATGGGTCTGCGGAATAGTTAACGGAAAACCCGGCTTACATATTCAGGCATTGGGAAAAGTTCAAAAAATAATTGATAAAAATTGATTTACTTGATAGAACTTTAGTATCCACCTGTGGTATGATATAAGCTGAAAAATATGTCAATGAAGCTGTCGCACATCGCGGCGGCTTCTTTTTATGGTGGAAAATATGAAAACACTCGCCGAGCTAGCCGAAGAATATTTGCTTCAGGCAAATCACTTGAAATCAGAATTGAATAAAATTCCGAAGAACACGGATAACTACAAGCTGAAATATAAGCGTGCCGTGTTTGAGGATATGTATAACGAAGCAATGAGTAATTATAACAGGCTTAAGAATTATTATGAAAAATAAGGCGGAATGATGGAATGGGGGAGACATGGGAAACTCTAAATTTCCTGCTCTTAGCATGTGAGTTCAAATCTCACTTCCGCCACCAAAAAATAATAAGAAAGAGGTGAGGAAAGGTGAGTAACGAAAATTTGAAGAAATTTGAAGAAAAAAAGCTAAAGTCAAAGCAGAAAAAAGCCATTGAACTGTAGGTTTATAAGGGCTTGAGCCAAACGGATGTTGCAAATGCGGTTAAAGTAAGTCAACAGACACTATCTTCATGGGTAAATCACGATGAGCTTTTTATGCAAATCAGAGATGAAGAAGAGGCTAAAGCGGAGCGAGAGAGAAAGCGCAGATACAAGGGAGCTGCACAAAGGGCAGTTAATAAATTGGTCGGTTTACTTGACAGCGGTAACGATAAAGTCGTTCTTGCCGCCTGCAAGGATATTCTTGACCGTGCCGGTGATAAACCGTCGGATAGGGTTGACCTTTCCGGTACTCTTGAAACGACAAATAAACTTGATTCTATTCTCAGGCAGTTGAGCGACGATGAGTGAAAATCTTATCCTCAGTCCGAAGTATAAGGACTTCTTGAAATACAAAGCGCCCGTTGAGTTCCTCGAAGGCACGACAGCTGCGGGCAAAACCACTGTTGGTATTGTCAAGTTTATGTTCAAGGTTGCGGATAGCGCGAAAAAAATTCACATAATCAGCGGACTTGATACGGGTACAATCGAGAAAAACATCATCAACAAGGACCTCGGCATACTTGACGTGTTCGGCAAGCTTGTGGAATACAATCCGTCGGGCAAAGGCGAATACAGTATGCCGCACCTGATTTATCACACTCCGAGCGGTGACAAGGTAGTATATATTCTCGGTTACGACAACAAGGCACGTTGGAAAAAGGCTCTCGGCGGTCAGTACGGCTGCTTGTATATCGACGAAATCAATATAGCCGATATGGAGTATATCCGAGAGGCGTCGATGAGATGCGATTATCTCATGGCGACGCTAAATCCCGACGATCCGAGTCTGCCTGTGTATGAGGAATATATCAATCATGCACGCCCTGTTGCTAAATATGAGAACGACGCACCGCCCGATTTGCTGAATATGCTCAACGCAGAGCCGAAAAGCGGCTGGGTGTGGTGGTATTTCTCATTCGACCACAATGCAGGTCTGCCGCAGGCGAAGAAAGAGCAAATTATCAGCATGGTTCCGCCGGGTACAAAGCTGTATAAGAATAAAATCCTCGGTCTCAGAGGCAGGGCAACAGGGCTTGTGTTCAGCAATTTTGATAGGTCAAAGCACATCGTGAACCGAAATCAGCTTTTGCAAGCCGCATTTGATAAAAAAATACGGTTTGTTCAGTTCTCGGCAGGGCTTGATACGGCTTATTCTTCGAAATCACCTGATACGATCTCGATGATTTTCCAAGGAATCACGCAGGACAGAAAGCTGATCGTGCTTGATGAGCGTGTCTATAACAATGCAAATATGTCAAATCCCATTGCACCGTCCGATACGGTGCGGAATTTTATTGACTTTTTGGAGCGTAACCGTGAAGTGTGGGGCTTTGCACGTCAGGTGTACATTGATTCGGCGGATCAGGCAACCATTACGGAGTTGAAGAAGTACAAGCGGCAAAATCCGTGCCTTTATAATTTTAACGGCGCATGGAAGAAAACAAAGATTATTGACCGAATTAACATGCAGCTCGGTTGGTTGCACACAGGCGATTATCTTGTATGTGATACCTGCCGAGTACATATATCCGAGCTTGAGGCGTATTCCTGGGCACAAGATAAGGATAACGAGCCCGAGGATCGCAACGACCATACAATCAACGCTTCGCAGTACGGATTTTTACCGTATGTGAAGATGATAGGAGAGATTAAACAATGAGTTAGAACGACAAGGTTATAACAGCCATCAGAAATTATCTGAGAATAAAAGACCCGCAGAGCTTGAGCATAGAGATAGATCAGCTTCTGAGCTTCGATGCAGAGGTTTTTAAAAATCGAATATGGTACAGAGGTGAGCCGAACGAACTGCACGAATTTTATGGTAACCTTGATGACGGCATAAGCAGACAGCATTTTTGGAGTGCAAAGCCGTCGAAGGGCTGCAAAATCCGCAAGATACATACGGGTTTGCCGGGAATGATCGTTGATGTGCTCACAAATGTGTGTCTTGACGATCTTTTTGATATTATACTCTCCGACAGACAGGACGAGTGGGACGAAATCGCAAAGGATAACAAGTTTACAGACCTTTTGAAAGAATGTGTTTCGCAGACGTTGGCTCTCGGCGACGGCGCTTTCAAATTCTCGTTTGATGAGAGTATAAGCAAATATCCGATTATTGAGTTCTACGAGGCGGACAGGGTGGATTTTGAATATGACCGAGGACGTTTGATTGAAGTCGTATTCAAAACAAAAAAGGTGCTGAATCAGAACTGTTACACGTTCAAGGAGCATTACAGGAAAGACGGTATTACATATTCCCTTGAGAATTCAAACGGCAATGAGGTCAATATGGCGGATTTTTCCGAGCTTGCCGAGTATAAGCCCGTGATGAACAAAGCGGAGTTTCTTCCTGCTGTCCCCGTTATTTTTACGCCGTCGGCAAAATTCAAGGGCAGAGGACAGTCGATTTTTTCACGGAAATACGATAATTTTGACAGCCTTGACGAGGTCTATTCTCAGTGGATGCTTGCTGTTCGTAAAGGTCAGATCAAGGAATACATTCCGAGAGACTTTTTGCCGTCCAATCCGTACACAGGTGAAATTCTGCAAAGCAACGACTTTGACAATGAATATATCGTACTTGAAGCGGACGGCGGAGAGGGTGCGGTCAACAAGGTTGAGACCACACAGGGCACAATACAGCATGAGGCGCTTTTGGCTTCATATATCACGGCTCTTGATCTCTGCTTGCAGGGTATCATTTCGCCGTCAACGCTCGGTATTGACGTCAAGAAGCTTGACAATGCCGATGCACAGCGTGAAAAGGAGAAAACAACGCTTTACACCCGAAACAAGGTGCTTTCCGTTCTCGACGGTATCATAAAGGACGTTATTATTACGGCTCTCAAATTCAGCGACACGTTGCAGAACAAGTCAACGGACGACAGCATTGATATCACCGTTGCCCGTGGCGGATATGCGAACCCGTCGTTTGAAGCTCAGGTTGAAACCGTCAGCAAAGCGGCGGCCGCAGGTATAATGTCAACAGAAGCCTGCGTCGGTGAGCTCTACGGCAACGATAAGGACGAGGAATGGAAGGAAGAAGAAGTTCGTCGCATTAAGGAAGAAAAGGGCATTATCGAGGCGGACGAGCCGTCCGTAGGTGGTGAGATTTTTGCCGGTGTTGAATAATGAGTGATTTTGATAAGGAAATAGCCGAGATCTACAAGGACATGGAGCTCAAAATGATTGAATCCATGAAACGCAATCTCGGCTTACATTTAGCCGAGGAAACCGAAGCGGGTATTGATTATCCGCAGTGGCAGGCAATTAAAATCCGTGAGCTGCGTAAATATCAGCGGCACAATAAGATGTTGCTTAAAAGCAGCACCCGAGGTATGGCGAAGAACATTAAGGACCATATCCGGGACGAGATGAAGCAGGGTTCATTGCACGAAATGAAGCGGTTTAAGGAGGCCAAGGGCGCAGGCTATAAATCAGCCGTGGCTATGAAAGACGGCTTCTCTAAAATCAACACCCGAAAGGTCGATGTGCTAATAAATTCGGTTAACTCGGACTTTTCAAGGGCGGATAAAGCCGTGCTGCGAATGATGAACGATACATACCGAAGCACGATATTTAAATACGGAATGTATGTTACGAACGGAGTTTACACCGAGAAGCAGGCATACGATGCGGCGGTCAAGGACTTTCTCAGCCGTGGCATTAACTGTATTGAGTACAAGGACGGACGCAGGGTCAATATTGCCGATTACACGTCAATGGCAATCAGGACGGTAAATCAGCGTGCATATATGGCAGGCGAGGGCGAATTTCGGAAGTATCTCGGTGAAACGCTTGTTATTATATCCCACCACGCGACGTCTTGTAAGCTCTGCAAGCCGTTTGAAAACAAGGTACTGATTGATGATGTCTATTCGGGCGGAACGCCTGACGACGGAGATTATATGCTGCTCTCTCAAGCTATGGCAGAGGGCTTATTTCACCCTCGTTGCCGTCACGGCCTTGGAACGTATTACCCCGAGCTTGAGAATATCGTCCACTATGAAACGGAAGATAACAAGCTAAATGAATACGGCACGGAAGAGCTAAACCGAGCGCATGTTGAAAACATGATCCAAAAATACAAGCGGCTGACGGTCGGAAGCCTTGATCCTGATAACATTGCGAAATATCAGGCAAGGCTCAATGAGTGGGAGCGTAGAAAAGCTCAATTAGGTATTGCAAATTCCGAAAATAGTGGTACAATAAAAGAGCAAAGCATATATGCTGTCAGCACTGACCGAGCTCAGTTTGAACGGTATAGAAATGTGCTTAAGAAAGATGCTCCAAAGACTTTTGAGGATTTTCTGCAAATTAAATATACCGATTCGGATAAATGGAATAAGATAAAGGCTCTTGTCAATAGCAAGAACTATCTACAAGAACAATTAGCTTATATTTATAACGGCGAAAAATGCTTTATTCCGAAACACACCGTTTTTAGTTCAAAAGCTAAGGTTATTGCAGGAGGAGCTGCAAAAGATAAAATAAGATGTGTTGACAGCTTGATTAAAAAATATGGCGGTACTGCCGAAAAGTGGGAAAAGAAAGTTGCTTCAATTAAAAGCGACAAGTATTTGTTTGATGTGCATTGGTACGAATGTGACGGCATACAGTATGAAATGAAGCTCAAACACAGAAAGGAATTATGATTGTGAAGTTAAGATATAAAGGCGAATCTTTTGGCGTAGACAGTCTGACTGACGGAAAAATATATAATGCGGTCGAAGAGGATGGAATGTATCGTGTTATAGATGACAGCGGCGAAGATTATTTATATTCAATAACCAATCCCGCGCCTCTTGATGGAAGCTCAAAAGGCGGAAAATGGGAAATAATTGAACAATAATATTCAAATTGAATACCTGATAAGCACCCTGAGAAATCGAGGTGCTTTTTTCATGCCTATAATTTCAGCGTTGCCGTAATGGTGACGCTGTTTTTATATCAAAAATACAGTTTGCCCGTATCTGAAACAACGGGGTGCGGATGTCCTTATCCGTAAAAAAGGAGAGTATATGGCTGAAGAAGTCAACAACACAGAGAATACAGAAAACGGCAATGTACAGCAGGACACAAATACAGGTGCGGCGAATACAGAGCCGGAGAAGAAGTATTCCGAGGAGGAGATGAACGGTATCTCCAAGAAAAACAGCGAAAAGGCTGTTGCCAAGGTTCTTAAAGAGCTTGGTATCACAGACAAGGTCAAAGCAAAGGAAATCCTTTCCAAGGCGGCAGCTGAGGAAGCGGCAAACTCAGCGAACAACGGTACCGGCGAAGAGATGTCGCAAATTCAGCAGGCACTTGCCAAAGAGAGAGAACGTGCGGACGGCGCAGTGCTTGAAAGCCTGCTTCTTGCCGCTCATGTTGACGCAAAGAAGGTCACAAAAGCCGCAAGGCTCGTTGAACGTGACAAATGCGTTGACGATGACGGAAACTTTGACCGTGAAAAGGCATCGACACAGGTTGCCGAGCTTTTGAAAGAATGGCCTGAGCTTGTCATTAAGTCTGACGAAGGCAACGTCGGCTTTGTTATCGGCGGCGACGGCAAACCGGGCGCAGAGCAGAAGAAAACGCCCGAAAAGAAAGTTCCTCAGAAACGCTGGAACAGATTTAACTAAGAAAGGAAGATTTTAAATGCCAAACATTAACTATGCTCAACAGTGGGCACCGGAGCTTCTTGACATCCTCATACAGGGTTCAATGATTTCTCCGTTTATCACAACCAATGTAAAGTGGCTCGGTGCAAAGACTTTCCACTTTACACAGATGTCAACCTCAGGCTACAAGAGCCACAACCGTAACGGAGGCTGGAACAGAGGTAACTTTGTTCAGGCTGATGTGCCGTTCACTCTTATGCACGACAGAGATGTTGAGTTCTGTGTTGACAGACTTGATGTGGACGAGAGCAACGCAACCGCATCAATCAAGAACATTTCCGAGACATTTACCAGCACACAGAGCGTCCCCGAAGCAAACGCATTGTTCTTCTCACGCTGTGCGACCAAGGCAAAGTCACTCGCAGGCTATCACAGCGAGACGGCGATCTCAGCATATACAGCCGACAATGTATATTCAAAGCTCAAGGGCTATATCAGTCATCTTCGCCGTTACAGAGCAATGGGCGCACTTGTCATGTATGTACGCTCGGATATTATGGACTTGCTTGAAAGGTCAACAGAGCTTCAGCGCAAGATCGAGCTCACTCAGATCGCCGAGGGTGGCATGGGTATTGAGACGAGAGTAACATCAATCGACGGTGTACCGATTTTTGAGGTCATTGACGATGAGGTGTTCTACGACAGCTTCGATTTTGATTCCGAGGACGGCGGCTTCGTTCCTGCTTCTGCTTCGGCTGCTGTTTATGAGCTTACGTCGGACGTTGCGGTTGATTCAAGCAAGACCTATTATACACGCAGCGGCTCTGAGGGTTCATACTCATATACAGCAGTCAAGTCTCCCACAGTAGGCTCAATTTCGACATACTACGAAATGACAAAGCCTGCCGTTGAGGGTTCAAAGAAGATCAATGTCCTCATTGCTTCGCCGCTTACAACCAAGTTTGTACCGAAGCTCTCGAGCATTTATTACTTTGCACCGGGCGGACACACACAGGGCGACTGCTATCTTTATCAGAACAGAGCTTTCTCGGATGTCTTTACTTTCCCGAACGGCAAGAACAACAAGATTGACAGCCTTTACGTTGACGTTGAGGCCTAAGGAGTAATCAACATGGCTTATGCTGACTTTTCGGATTATCAAAATATAATCGGTGAGGACGATATCCTCGAAACAAAAGAGATAGAGGATAATTTGGAGTTAGCCTCTGTCAAGATTGATGAAATGACTTTCGGGCGAATTAACGGGGTGGGATTTGATAATCTCACTCCGTTTCAGCGTGAGTGCATACGTAAAGCGACCTGCTATCAGGCACAGTATATTGTTGAGAACGGCTACGATGAAACCGACGTGTCAAGCTATACCGTCGGCAAACTGAGTGTCACACAGGGACAGCAGGAGAGCGGAGCGAGCAAAAATCATATGAACCCGACCGCTCTTGCATTGCTCAGAAAATCGGGGCTTATGTGGCGAGGTGCTTGATATGGCGAGGAGAGTTAAAAGGCTCGGCTTTCCCGATTGGCTTCTCAACAACGAATGTGTTATTTCCGTTGATACAGAGGAGCTGAACGAGGACGGCGAAACGGTCGTGTATAAGACCGACCCGATGAAGTGCATATTCGACGAAGCGTCAAAGACGGTGTTTACGACTGACGGTAAGAGGGTGACGCTCGCAGGAACTATTATCGTCAAGGGTGATTTTGCACCTGCGTTGCCTATTTTATCAAGCGGCACCGTGACAGTCAACGGACGAACAATGCAGATATATTCTGCCGCACGTCCGAGAAACCCCGACGGAACTGTGCATCATACCGAATTCGAGGTGATGTGATGAATGTTAAGGTGAAAATCAATCACAAGAATTTGGCGGCAATAGAGGATATTGCGGCACGGAGCTTAGCAGGAACGGCTGAAGAAATAAGAAAGGACGTTCAGCAAGCCGAAACAATGCCTTACGATACAGGTACACTTCAAGATCGTTCTACTTTTGTTGATATATCTCAAATAAAGGATTTGAAAGCTATAATAGCTTCAGACACCCCTTATGCAAGACGTTTGTATTTCCACCCCGAATATAATTTCAGCCATGATGATAATGCTAAAGCAGGTGGCAAATGGTTTGAACCGTATATTACGGGTGAAAAACAAGATTTTGCACAGCGTGAATTTGAAAAACGAATGCACAGCGGAATGAAACGTTTAGGAGGATAAAATGACACTTTCGGATTTGAGAGATTATTTCAAGTCGGATTTTCCGTGGAAAGAAAGCATTTCCGTCGGAAAGATTGACAAGAACAAGGAACGGGCAGTGTGCTTTTATCATTCAAAGGTTTCACGTCCGAAAATTAACACAATCGGCGGCAAGGCTAACAGGTCATATACCGTGCTGCCGATTTCTATTTTGCTGCGCTTCGGCAAGAATTACGAGGCGGCGGCAGAGAAAGCCAAAGAGATTTACGATTTCTTTGACGAAAAAACATTTGACCTTAACAACGAGCGTGTTTTTGTTATATCGCCCTATAACGAACCTATTGATTTGGGTACCGACGATCAGGGCGTGTACGAAAATTCGCTCGAATTTGATTTATATATTACAAAGAAAGGTGATTGATTATGGCTACAGAATTCAAAGGCGTATTTCCCGTAAACGAAATGGACTTCCGAATTGACAAGAGCTCGGAAACTTCACGTTCGGTAAATCCGTCAGATGACGATTATGTAACAATAGCCGATATGGAATCAGCGTCAATAGCCGTTGATACGGGTGTTGAAACTTGGAATCCGTTGGAGGCGAAGGGCTGGCAGAGAGCACTTGCGACGGCTAAAGCCATTACGATATCAATGTCGGGCAAGCGCAACATCGGCGACCCCGGTAACGACTATGTTGCAAGCAAGCTGTTGAAAAACGGTCAGGCTTGTAATACAACGTACAAGATTACATTCCCGAACGGTGACACTCTTGTTGTACCGAGTGTAATTCAGGTAAAGAGCGTTGCGGGTGCGGATTCAACAAATGTTGCACCGCTTGAAGTTGATCTCGTTTCGGACGGTAAACCGACATATACAGAGGCGACAACACAGAATACAAATCCGTCATCGAATTAAATCCAACGGGGACAGGGTGGCTTGTCCCCGATTATTTTTTAAAAGGAGTTTTTTTTATTATGAAAATCATCGATACAAAGGGCGCAATTCTTTCGGGTGATAACCACCCGTCACTTAAAATCGGCGACAAGCTCTATACGGTTGACGATCGCCGTTCCACATGGAAGAAGATCGAAGCTGTTCAGAACGACGACAGCATCATCGAAAAGGACGAGGAAATCATCAGACTTGCTCTCGGTAAGGAGAATGCTGACGAGATTCTCAATAACGAGGATCTTTCTGTCCTCGATTTTACAAATCTTACATTCTTTATCATGTCCGCAATCACAGGTGAGGACTACGACGAACTCAAAAAGGCGGCAAGAGAAAGAAAAAACTAACCGAAGAATCGTATTACGATGAAGATTTTGACGAGGCTCTGATTATATCGAGCTTTGCCAAACAGTACGGAATACGATTGATGCAGGAAGATATTTCGGTCTCAGAATACAAAAAATTACTTGTTGGAATTATGGGCGATACACCTCTCGGCGAGGTTGTGAGGATAAGAGCGGAAACCGACCGTGAAACAATTGAGCGTATGACGGCACAGGAAAAGAAAATTCGTTCGGAATGGCAGAAGTTTAGGGCTTCTCAGAACCAAACGCCGCAGATTACAATATCGCTTGAGCAGTTCCAGCAGATGATGAAATCATTAGCGGGGTGATAAAATGGCAAACGTAGGAACGCTCACTTTTTAGCTCCAGCTGAATAAAGAACAATTTAAAAAGGACGTTTTTGCCGCTGCAAAGTCGGCACAGAAAACCTGCGGACAGTCCGCTACGGGTATCTCGTCGGCGTTCACAGGTGCTTTCAAAAAAATCGGTGTTGCGGCGGCAACTGCTTTTTCGGTTAAAGCGATAACGGCCTTTTCAAAGGAATGTATTGATCTCGGTTCCGACCTGACGGAAGTGCAGAATGTTGTTGACGTTACTTTCGGTCAGGGAGCAAGCAAGATCAATGCGTGGGCGAAAACAACAGCGTCGGCGTTCGGAATATCCGAGCTGTCGGCGAAACAATACAGCGGCACAATGGGCGCAATGCTCAAGTCAATGGGCTTGACGACAGATGCGTCACTGAACATGTCGCAAAAAATAACCGAGCTTGCGGGCGATCTTGCGTCGTTCTATAATCTTGACGTTGACGATGCTTTTGCAAAGATAAGATCAGGAATTTCGGGCGAAACCGAACCCTTGAAACAGCTCGGTATAAATATGTCGGTGGCTAATTTGGAAGCCTACGCAATGTCAAAAGGCATTACTACTGCTTATCAGAAGATGTCACAGGCAGATCAAGCACTGTTGCGATATAACTACCTGCTGTCCGTAACCGCCGATGCACAGGGTGACTTTTCACGAACATCTGATTCCTGGGCGAATCAGGTGCGAATATTATCCCTAAACTTTGATTCGCTGAAATCAAACATCGGTCAGCTGTTGATTACAGCACTGACACCGCTGTTGAAACAGCTTAACACTCTTATTGAATATGCGAACAGAGCGGCGAGTGCGATTGCAGGACTGTTCAGCGGCTCTGTTGCAACAGCCACAGCCGGAGCAGGTTCGGCAATGTCAGGGCTTTCGGGCTCGGCGGTTGATGCTGCAGACGACATAATGTCAACAGGTACAGCGGCGGAAAAGGCAGCAAAAAAGGTCAAAAATGCCTTTGCTGCTTATGACGAGATCAACACATTGAGTAAGACCGAAACGGACAGCGGAAGCAGCTCCGATGTAGGCAGTGCTTTAGGTGGAGGTGCAGGTGCCGCTTCGGGCTATAGCTCGGCACTCAGCGATAGCCTTGATTCCGCATCGGCAAAGTTAAGTAGCTTCTTTGACCCATTAGTAGCAGCATGGGATAGCAAGGGCAAGCCTCTTGTGGATTCTATTCATTCGGCTTTTCAGAAAATCAAGGATTTTTGCGGAGCAATAAAACTGAGCTTTGCGGAGATTTGGAATAACGGCACGGCTCAACAAACGCTTGAGCTTATATTGAGCATTGTTACACGAATTTTTGACACTGTCGGTAATGTGGCAAATGCCTTTACCGAGGCATGGAAAAACGCTTCAACAGGCGATAGAATAATTCAGAACATTGCTGATGTAATCAATAATGTTTTATACATTGTTGACGGTGTCGGAAAAGCGATATCGGATTGGTGGCAGAGCGAACGAGGAGCGTCATTTGCTTCGGCAATAACGGAATGCTTTGAAAAGGTCACCAATGCTGCAAAGAGGATATCGGATGCACTCAAAGAAATTTGGGATAACGGCGGAAGCGAATTATTTAATAATATTCGGAATATTGTCGGGAACATAGTTGAGATAATATCAATTATTATCGGGTATATTGCTGACCTGTATGCTGATCTGATAGAAGGTCTTGTTCCGAGTGCCGAAAGCGGATTGCAAAGCGTTAATGATAAGTTATCGTCCTTGAACGATGTTCTTGATTGGCTGAAAACTGACGGAAAGCCAATTCTTGAGGGTGTAGCTTATGCGATAGGACTTGTTACAGCTGGTATTATAGCATATGAGGTTGCAACAAAAGCGCTCGCAGTAGCTCAAAAAGTTTATGCAGCCGTACAAGCTGTTGTTAATGCTGTTATGACCGCAAATCCTATTGGATTGGTTGTTGCCGGTATCGTTGCTCTTGTTGCAATAATTCTTGTTTGCATTAAGCATTGGGACGAAATCAAAGCAGCTGCTGTTGCCGCATGGGAAGTTATCAAGGCTACATGGGAAAAGGTTTCAAATTGGTTCAAAACCTCGGTTATTGACCCGATAGCGAATTTCTTCCGTAATCTGTGGACGAGCATTACAAACATTTTCAATAATGTTAAGACGTTCTTCCAAAATGTTTTCAGCCAAGCATGGCAGGCCGTTAAAAACGTATTTTCGGGTGTCGGTTCATTCTTCGGTGGAATATGGAATACAATCAAATCAAAGTTTACGTCAATCGGCACAAGCATAGGTAATGCCATAGGCGGAGCTTTTAAAAAGGTTGTTAATTCCATTATTTCGTTTGCAGAGAACACGATAAACGGTTTCATTCGGTCAATCAACAGAGCAATTGGTTTGATTAACAAGATACCTGGCGTCAATATTTCCTTAATTCGTGAACTGTCTATCCCGAAGCTTGCAACAGGCGGCTATCTCAAAGCCAATAATCCGACGCTTGCGGTCGTCGGCGATAACAAACGAGAGGGTGAGATCATTACTCCCGAATCGAAGATCAGGGAACAGGTTAAGCTGGCAATGCAGGAAATGGGCTCCGCAGTAAATAACGGCATTCAGACAGTTAAACTGCAAATTGAGCTGCTTATCAAATATCCCGACGGCAGAACTGTCATTAAGCAGATCAACGAAGCTCAGGTAGCCGAAGGTCGTATTCTTTTGGAGATATAAAGGAGCGTTACATATGGATAAATATGAAGTATAGGTCAACGGGACTACTAAGCTCAAAGCCGACCATATGAGCTGGGAATATCCGCAAACCGACGGCGACGGCAGCGGCGCAACCGATGAAAATGTAATGATAAGAGAGGTTTTACCCGAGAGGGATAAAATCTCTCTTTCTTTTCAGGGTGAGGGGCTGACAGAAGCCGACATAAGGACAATTTTGACCGTCAGACATTATGAAACCTGCACGGTCAATTATTATGATTTGTACGCAGGAACAAGGGTCACACGAACCATGTATCCTGTTTCCGATGCAATAAAAACAAAGTACATGACGGACAGCGGCGAATTTATCGTAGAGCCGTTTGAGCTGCGATTTATTCAGACGATACCGGTTTAAGGAGGAATGATATATGTACAATCCGGGCGGAGAGTATCTGTCTTATATTAAAGACAGCACAATCCGAAAACCGAGATCTAAGATCGTGGTTGACGGAAAAACATATACAGGATTAGAACATCTTGTTTCATTTCCGAAAATCACGCATGAGACGGAGAAAATGATAGGCGGCTTTCCGGCAAAAACCTGTGAATTTGAGATTTATAACCTCGACGGTAGCTTGAACCTTAACGGTAAAGAGGTTCAGGTTTATCGTGGACTTGATATCAGCGATACTAAGACGGTGTGGGTGCCTATGGGCTTGTTCTATGCTGACGGTGAAGATGTGACGAACAATTCGACCAAACGCACAATTCAGTTCAAGGGAACAGACCGTACACGCTTATTTGATACTCAGTTTGAAAATGTCTACAGTAACGGGATAATTCCAGCAGAAACAGTAGTATCAACCGTCGTAGAGAAAATTTGCTTAAAACATGGCTTGTCCGTTGATACGGCAACGAAAGCCAATATCATTTCTTATCGCTTTACCGAAGCTGTAGGAACGCCCGAGAGTACAACGGACAGGCAGACGATTTCATGGATTGCCGAACTGAGTGGCTGTATCCCGATTATTTCACGTGACGGTCAAAGCCTCGTATTTACAAGACCGACATACAAGGGAACGGTAACAGAAGCGGGAAAAACATACCCAAGCGGAGCCTATGCGGATAAAAGCAAATACAAGACATTATCGGCTGAACCTCTTTACGGTCCTGTCAATGCCGTATCTTTTGGTCATGCCGACTACGATGACTCATATGTTTATCAGGACGATGCAGACGTTCAAGCAAACGGTCTGCACGAATGGCAGATCAATGATAATCCGCTCGTTGAAAACGACAGGACGGGCATTGCGCCGAAGGTATTTGCAAAAATAAAGGGCATGAAGCTGTACCCGTTCAATCTGACTGATTTCATTGATGATTACCTGTTTGACATCAACGACGGAATACAAATAAAGAAAAAAGACGGAACACATATAATGTCTTATGTCCTCGGCGTGAGCACAACGTCGCGAACTCGTTCAACCTTTAAGGCAGGAACACAGGATTCATCGGCGGCAGACAGAAATCTTGCCGGAAGCGTAAAAGCTGATCTTAAAAGTGTGAAACTGAGCGTTGACCATGTTAACAATCAGATAACGACACTTGTTAAGGATTCCGATGAAAAATATACAGAACTGAAACAAACTTCCGAAGAATTGAGCGGAGCGTTGATTGATACCAAGAATGATCTTGAAGCAAAAATCACGGCAACTGCTTCAGCGGCAACAAGCCAATATACGGCGCTGAAAACGGAGGTTGAGGAAAACTATGTGGCGAACAGCACATACAATACATTCGTCAACCAGACTGCCGAAAAGTTTTCAACACAGGCAGAGTCAATCAAGAATATTCAGGACGCAAGATACATCACCGAGGAGCGGTGCAATTCGCTCATTGAAGCACAGTCGGACAAGATTACGCTATCGGTTGAGGAAAACCTGAAAATCGGCACAAGAAATATTCTGCTGAATTCCGAGTGCTTTGCAGGTTTCACACCGACGAAATATAAGGTCGACAAAGCGTTGATATATCCGTCATACCCCGATACATATGTACCGTCGGGGAAATACAGTCAAGTGATTTTTACCGCTGATTCGACAGGCGGAGATACAGGAACAACAAGGGGTATCCGTTTTGTTGAGTCTGATATCCTCGGTCAGAGCACTGTTGATAAGGTCAAGCCGAATACGACATATACATTGTCATTTTGGCTTAAAACAGACGGTGCATTCTCACACCCGGGTGATCTTGTTGCTCCATCTGCGATTTATGCCGGAGAGGGTGCATCGGTTTCTCTGGACTTAAACCGCAGTGTCACGCCGACGCCTACAACCTCATGGCAGAAATATGTATTGACTTTCAAGATTACAGGCTCAATCAGTAATTTTTATATAATGCTTTTCTTTACAGACTGTTTAGCAAGCACACAATATCGAGTTGATATTTCCTCATTCAAGCTTGAAGAAGGCAACATTGCTACCGATTGGACGCCGTCGGAGATAGATATGGTAAGTGATGCAACTTATCGGTCTTTTATAAAGTTGCTGCCTGAAAAGATAAGTGCAGGGGTTGAATCGACAGTTACCGATCAATACGTGGCAGATAAAATAAATCAAAAGTGCGTATCGGTAACTCTTGACACAAGCGGTGTTACCATAGAAAATGGAGCATTAATTCTTAAAGATGAAAACGGTGATTCTATGATTGATAGTTCAGGTGTTCATAGTGAGCATATAAACTTTGGAAATACAATAAACATTGACACAATAAAAAATGGTACTGTCATTGATAATAACGACGTTGATGTTTTAACACTGAGAAACTATACGGGATCTGATACAGGAATGGTGAATGCAAAAGCTGCTGTGTCGGTAATGTCTGCGATTCCGGTGTTAAAAGCCTTGTTCTGGAACAACTCTAAAAATTGGTTTTGCCACAAGACTGCTACAAACTCTATTACAATTGCAGAAATTGATAATGTAGAAGAAACACAGGTGTATATGCTTACGTTTGATGTAATTCTTGCAACAACCACAAACGGCAAGGCACTATTGCCACAACAAGTTAAATTGACAACTGATAAAACAGTTACATGTGAAATTGGCGTGGATGCATTGACCGCTGGAAATGCGACTGTTTCCGGAAAAACGTATCAGTATAGATATGGCAGCCTTTCTTGTTCAATTAGAGGTTATGATTTAATTAAAACTAAAAAGGCAAACAGTCAGAATGCCAAACTGAGGATAGTTTCTATTTCAATGGCTAATCAAGGCACAACAAGTGATTCTTTGTCGTGGCTTCAAGCAATAAATAGTCCGACCGCTGATCATATGGGATTTGTGGGAAACTTTAAACTTACTACTTTTGTTGGAGCCACGCTCAATGCAAGGGCACTCTTAAACTCAAACACGAATTATTATTTTGATCTTGGTACCGGCATTTTGGCAGCTGATGAAATAAGTTGTAAAAATTTAAGACCAGAAGCACTCCCTTCGGCACAATCAACGGATGATCTGAAAAAAGTATATATTGATCCCTCAACAGGACAACTGTACAGAGAACTGTAACAAGGAGGCACATATGAAAACATCAATTAAGCAAATATTAAACGCCCGTGAGACGCTTTCGCGGCTTGTGGGGCAGACATTGCCCGTCAAGCAGAGCTACAGGCTGGCAAAGCTCGTTAAAGCCGTCAACGACGAACTTAACGTGTACGACAGCGAACGTATCAAGCTCTGCGAGAAGTACGGCACGCTGAACAAGGAAAAGCATATCTACGAGTTTGAGGATGAGGCGTACAAGAGCTTTGAGGCTGATATAAACATCTTGCAGAGCCAAGAGGTCGAGCTTGATATCAAGCTGATTGACATCAGCGACCTTGAGCTTTCGGCGCAGGAAATCATCAGTATTGAGCCTTTTATTGAGGTGATCACCGATGATTAACAAAATCACAGTCAGCGAAAAGAGGGGGCTGTTTCCCGAATATTCAAGCCTCGGAACAATAGGGGAGAAGAACGCAACGACGCTGTTGTTTCTTCTCCCTTTGTCGTTGCAGGGATACAGTGAAAAAATCGTCTGTGAGACCGCACAGGGCAGTTTTAACTATGATGTATCAAACGATACCTTCGACCTTCCGAGCGAGGTTCTGACGGACAATACGCTGAAATTACAGCTTGTTTTAAAGGACGGTGACAAAGTCATATGGAAGTCAATTCCGTACACATTCACCCTCAATCCGACCCTTGACGACAGCGGCGAAAACGTCGTTGAAAAAGCGAAAACAGAGCAGAGAGAGGCGGACCGAACAGAGCTTGGCGAAACGTTATCCGACCTCACGGGACAGGACTTAAAGGAAGCAGACTGGAACGAGCTTATTAACATTGCCAATGAGCTGCCGCTCAAAAGTGAGCAAGATGTGCTTGACCTTAGAAAATGCAGTGAGTTAACCTATGCTTTTGCACATGCAACAACGCCGCCGAGCTTGATTACGGGTGGCTATAAACTTGACAAGGAAGAACCCGACAATCCTGACTCACCAGAACTTTTGATTAAGTTGCCGTTCCTTGAAACGCCGAATGCTGTATATACGTCCAATACAAGGGTTTCTGCAAATGTAGAGGAGTGCGGCTTTTCAATTGGCGAAGCATCTGCGAAGAAAATCTGCTGGAATGAAAGAAGCATGTTTAACTCTTACGGCGGAACGGTTGCAGCAAATCTAAAAAAGTTCACGCTTGTAGGCATTGAGTGCGTTGTTGACCCTCGCGGAATGTTCAGCGACAGCGGTTCTATCGAGGAAATAACATTGATTGAAAGAGGAAACAATGCAGAAGAATACCACGCCTCTTATTGGTATGAGTTTTTTCGAAATTGCTCAAATTTGCAATCAATCCTCGGAACGCCGCTTGATATGAGCCGTGGAACAGCATACACACGAACATTTCAAAGGTGTTCAAAGTTAAAGTATGTCCGTTTTAAGCCACTCACAATCAGCCATGACCTCGACTTGTCAGATTGTCCCGCTTTGATGAAAGGAAAGTACGGAGCAAACACCGATGACCCCGGAACGCTCTTATCAATCGTCAACGGTGTCCGTGAATATAATTCGGGAATGGATCAGCTAACGATTAAGCTTTCAGCTTTCGTTAAGGATTATTTGACCTCATGGCGTTGCGTTAAAGACGATGAAACTGGCTTGTACATTGCATCTACGCAGGGTATGACCCTCGCAACCGTTTTGACGAACTACAAAGGAGTGATTATAGCATGATTTACGAAAAACAACCAATCGAACACGCAACTGTATCAATCGTTGATGACAGCGGCTATAAAATGCTCGTGATCGAGCCGAGCGATGGTTACAAGCTCAGACAAAAAGGCGACAACACATACAGCACAATGCAGATTATGTTTTCCGCAGAATTTGAAGATTTGCTTGACAATTATCATGCCGTGTCTATCGATGAGCCTGACGAGGAGGCCGAAATTCCTCCGATAATGCCGACAGAGGACGAAGAACTGTCAGCGGAAGAGGCGTTGTCTATAATTACAGGAGGTGTATCGGATGAAACGGTCTGAGGCTAAAGCTTATAGAAACAAGGTCGTTCAGGGTGAGCAGGTTGAAAAGCTCGGCGGCATTACGGAGAAGGTTGAGCAGTCGGATAAGATAGGCTACGACTGGCATAACTACTATGTTGGCGATAAGCTCGTAAAATCTATATACGTTGAGCAGGACAACCCAGTCGGCACGCAGAACAATCCTTTTGAGTGGACGCCCGGCATGCGGCTTATCCCGAACGGATATTACACTTACAACGGTAAAATATATGTCGCTGTTGCTGAGGGCAGCCCTGAAACAATCACAGCGGAATATCTCGTTGAATTTTAATAAAGGAGGAGTCAACATGACACCAACAGGAAACAGAATTATTGATACGGTTTTATATGTCGCAGGCTCGGCGATTGCATTTAATATAATCTTGCCGATCTGTGCCGTTATCCTTAAAGCCCTCGGGCTGATGTGAGGTGCGGTATGGAAGGAATAATCGCAGCAATCATTACGGGTGTTTTGTCGCTTATCGGCGTTGTAATCAGCAACCTTGCGGCAAATGCCAAGATGTCAAAGGAACTTGAAAAGGCACAGGCGGTAACGGATACCAAAATTGAAGAATTAACACGAGAAGTACGGGAACATAACAACTTTGCGAAGCGTGTTCCCGTGCTCGAAGAAAAGGCAAAGGTCGCAGATCACCGTATCAGCGATTTAGAGCATATCAATCAGAAAGACTAAGGAGGAATCACAATGAAAAAGATTAACATTAAAGGTGTAACGGCGCAGACATGGGCAAGAACGCTCGTTCTCTTGCTTGCACTCATCAGCCAGCTTGCCGTTATCCTCGGCAAGAGAAGCGAAGCAATCGACGTCGATCAATGGCAGGAATACGCAACGTATATCCTGACGGTTATCGGCTCCGTTTGGTCATGGTGGAAAAACAACAGCTTCACTAAGGACGCACAGGTTGCCGATGATGTACTGCACGGAGGTGACAACAATGGCTAAAGTATATTTATCTCCGAGCTGTCAGTATGACAACGCATACGCTTACGGCAACACAACAGAGGGCGTGCAGTGTGTCAAAATCTCTAATGCGTGCAAGGCTGCACTGCAAAGAAGCGGAATATCCGTAATGACACCGACTACAAATTCCCTTGTAGCACGTTGCACCGAATCTGACAGGTGGGGCGCAAACTTACACGTGCCGATCCACACGAACGCCTACAACGGCAAAACAAGCGGAACAAGAGTGTATTATCATAGCGAAAGTGCAAAGGGAAAAAAGGCTGCTAAGGCGATTTTTGACGTTTTGGCACCGTTTACACCTGGCAAGAGTGAGAGCATGAGTGCAAATAACGGTTTACTCGAAGTACATATGCCTGATGCACCGACCGCATATGTTGAGGTGGATTTCCACGATGTACCGTCAATAGCAAAATGGATCACCAAAAACACAACGGCAATCGGCGAGAAAATCGCACAGGGCATTTGTAAATATTTCGGCATGACATACAAGGCGCAGAGCGTATCAAAGCCCACCACGCCGAGCAAGCCGACAACCGCAGCAGTCAAGATTGAAGCACCGAACCTCAAGGATTACCTTAAGGAAGGCGACAGAAACCTTGCTGTCTACTCATACAAACAGCAGCTTATGCTCCTCAAGAAAAAGGGTATAATCTCGCAGGGCGTTGACAATAACGAGATCTTCGGCGCAGGCACCCGAACAGCCACAAAACAGGTACAGAAAGCCGCAGGCATAACCGTCGACGGTCTCGTCGGGCCGCAGACAATAAGAGCTTGCTATGTCCTGGCGGCGAAGTAAGTTTTAAAGATTAAATCAAACTTTTAAAGAGTTTTGATAAGTTTTAAAAATGTTGGAGTAAGCAGTTATGTTTTCACCGCCAAAGATAAGCGGCACTGTCATTGACGGTGAAACGACTTCTTTAAAAACAAATTTGACAAAGTACAATATTAATGGTATGATTAAAAAAAACGAGGAGAAAATATCATGCCGCAAAAAAGTTTTAATG